TGAGAAGCTTTCAAAGGAATATAAAGAGGTTATGGATAAGAGCAAAGAAGCAATTCATAAATTAGATGTTTCTGAAGCGCAAGGAAAACTTGATGGTTTTATGAAGGATCTTACAGATAAACAAAAAACATTTATCACAGGGAGGTTTAAGCCTAAAGAACTTGAAAATCTTTCTGATGAGGGTTTAAAGGAATTTATAGAAAATTCGAAAAAAGAATTCGCTGAAACTGCCAGACTCTTTGGAGTAGAAAAAGCAGAAGATTTAGAAAAGGGAAAAGGCAATAAAGGTGAAGAATCAAGTTCCTCAGAAACGATGGAGGAACAAGCCTTAGTAGAATTGGGGGTCAAAGAAAAAAATGGCTAAAGAATGTGAAGTAACTTCAAAAACTTATAAAGAAATTCGAGTTATTCCAGCTGCCGCAAGAATTTCGGGGCAGATGGAAGCTCAGGGTACATATTCAGAAACACTCGGATTTTATATAACTGCAACTACTTTAAATGCGCTTGGAGCATTTGATGCTGGACAATTATCAACAGCAATTATAGATGCAGAGATAGTAACCGTAACTAAAAAATCGGCAGAAGTTTGGGTTGCCGGAGATGCTATTTTCTGGCTTTCTGCAACAACGGAATTTACGAATGTAGATGATGGACTTGGATTACTTGTAGGAAAAGCAAAAATATCAGCTGCTACAGGGGATGCAACAGGAGATATTGTATTAAGAGATTATTATCCCGTTCAGCGTGGTATGCAACTTGGAAGTACACAAATTCCTTGGAAGATTACAGCAGCATTCCCGGATCCTATTATATCGCTATATGCGGTATCTGCTGTCGTAGGAAATATTGAATCTTTAAAAGTCCATACTGTATTGCAAGGAATTGGAGCAACTGGAGGTCGTGCTTTATTCAGTATGGCGACTGAGGTTGTACTCGGTGGATGGGCGAATGCTCTAAAGGCGATTGTAGATTTTGGTGTTGCCGGTGCCGTGAGTGGATTGGCTTCTGCTTTTTGTGCTGAAATGATTCTGCCAAGTACTCCTCCTTCCGCAGGAAATTATGCACCGATGGAAGTAGAATTGAGAGTTCCTAATAGTGCAGGTTTGGGATCACTAACGAGTTTTATGCATCTTCAGGCACAGGCAGTAGGAGGAGGCACAGGCTTAACATTATTCCAGACGAATGGTTTCTTAATGTCAATTAATGGAGTTGCATCTCAGACTGACGGTATCTTTGAAGAACTTTCAGTAACCACTACAACTCAGGCATGGGATGCCTCTTTAAAAATTAGTGTTGATGGAGTAACTTATTTTATCGGACTTTGTGACGATAATGTATTTGGTTCTTAAAATAAAATAGAGATTAAACAAACAAAACAAGGAGCGTAGAATGAGAGTAAAATTATCGGTGATGAATAGACTATCCCTTTTGGGACTTCTTCCCGGTCAAGGAGATTTAACGACAATTAAAATTATCAGGGAACTTCGTGAAGAGCTTACTTTTACATCAGACGAGCATGCTGCTTTGGGTTTTAAACCTATGCCAGACGGAAAAGTAATTTGGAATCAAGAAGCTCTTCCGGATAAGGAGTTTGAATTTGAAGGGATAAGAGAAGTTATTATTGAGGAAGTAAAAACTCAATTAAGAACGATGGAAGAAAAGAAGACATTAAAATTAGACCATCTTTCTTTATATGAAGTATTGATTGAAGGAAATAAAACTGAAAAATTAGAGATAGTAAAAAATTGAAATAATCGTATAGGAGGATTAAAATAAAACTATGGTTAAATTAGATAGGGCATTTGATCTTTTGCTTCACATGCGTGGAAATCCAGAGGAAGATTACACTTTGGATAAAAAGAAAGGAATTGTATTAAATCGAAAAGAGCAAGCGGCTGTTTTCCATAAAGCAATTCAGTGCTTTATGCAGTCTGTTGCTATAAAGGATAAAAACGAAAAAATTATTCAAGCCTTTACGGGATCAAGTGATCTTCCCGTGTTGACAAAAGATGTTTTCAATGTCACACAGGCTATGCCAATATTTGATACGTTTTGGCAAGAATCGTTCAAGGGAGTTCCTTTACGGAAAGGACAACTTGAATGGGAAATTGCAGATGTATCTGCAGGCTTCACGTTTGACTTAATCCCTGAGGGTGGAAAAGTAAAATTCTACGGTATCAGTGGAGATAAAACAAGTGTAAAGATTGCCAAATATGGTATGGGAATTGGCATTACATGGGAAATGATTGAAGGAAGAAAACTGTATGCATTTGTCGATTTGATGGGTCAAGTTCGTGCCAGGTTAAATAATCTTTGGGCGGATACGCATTATGGCTTGTTAGCAACTGCGGCTTTAAGCGCAGCTATTGCATGGTTAGGTGTAACGACCGATCCAATCGTAGAAAGAGATATTAGAACAATTAATAGTGGATATGAAACAATCGGTAATGCTTGTAAGGCAAAAGGATATGGGGATTCAGCAAATGCTCCTATGATTCTTTATGCATCCCCTTTATTGAAAGCTCGTATAATGCAGGCTTTCAGAGCAACTTCTTCGGATATAATTCGAGGACGTCAGGTTGGTGCAGCCTCAAGTATTTCAGGTCAGGTAATTGAATATAATGTGGCTCCGAGATTTACTTGGAATTCAAATATTCCTGTAAATAAAGCACTGTTAGTGTTGCCAGGGAATAAGATTCAGAATTCTGTATATCTGCAGGAACTTGGATTAAGTGAAAGAGATATTGAAACATTAAGTGAATTAAGAACTTACTGGACTGCATTCGGCGCAATTGTAGCTGATTCAGATCAGACTGCAGAATTGGCGTTCGTATAATAAGCGAGGAAAATTATGTCTTTAATCGTCGGTCAGAATTCCTGGGTAACAATTAGTGAAGCGAATTCATACTTAACAATTAGAATGAGTGCTGAGGATTGGTTTGATCTTAGTGATTCTGCTAATCCAGGAGAGATAAGTAAAACAACTCTCTTAATTACAGCATTTCGCTGGTTGATGAATTCGCCGCAACTGAATTTGACGTCTAGTCTGACCGACGATTCTATTAAAAATGGACAAATAGAAGCTGCATTATTTTTGTTAGAACATTATGAAGAATTAAATGAAAGGCGTGCAGCGATGTTCACAGGAGTAGAAGAATTTGATCTTTCAAAAAGATCAGAAAAATTAAATATTGGTAATCTTCAAATACCTGATTTTATTGTTGGGAGTCTGGGATTATATACTGCAGAAAACACCACTGTAGAACTATTAGGACATTACGATGCCTAGAATAACTAAAGCGGAAGTTGCTGCTTTTGAAGCAGACTTCAGAACACGATATTTGCCTCTTGCCAAGAAGCTTAAAAAAGTAGAGGATGATATTTATCGATTACTAATTAGATCTATGGCAAATGCAGAAATGTCAACAGCATATTGGAATATACAAAAAGTTAAGTTGAATGTTTTATATAAAGAAATGAATATCTTATTTGCTGATTGGGCAAAAGTACAAGTTCCAGCAAGATATAAAAGAAGCTTAAAATTAATTGCTCAAAGAATATCAGCAACAGAATCAATTATTAATATTGGTAGAAAGGGATTAACTGATCTTTTAGCGACAAATGCAAGTACTCAAATTGTATTTGGATTATATAATAGTGCAGTTGAATCTTTTTTATCCTCGTCTTTAGCAGGAAGACGGGCACTTAGAAATTTATTCATTTCAACTCAACAAACTCTTGTTAATGAATCTTTAGTGAATGTTGCTGTTGCAACTGGCTTTCAGATGGGAGATTTAAGACAGGCAAAAACCTTACTTAAATCCATATTTGAATCTCCAGGATGGAATACAGTAGAAAATAAATATTTTGTTCAAGCTGGAAGTAAAAGATATAAAGCTCATTATTATGCTGAAATGGTTGCAAGAACAAAATTTCATCAAGCGCATTCTCAAGCGACATTAATGCAGGCAAATAATTATGGAACAGATCTTGTACAAATATCTTCTCATAATACGACTACTGCGATTTGCATTCCTTTTGAAGGAAACATTTATTCGGTTAAAGGAGGACATCCAGTATTTCCTCCGTTATCTGATACACCTCCTTATCATCCTAATTGTTTGCACTTGATGTATCCAACTTTCGAAAGTGGATTAATAGCACAAGGAATTAAAGTAGCATGAGTATTTATTATACTGATCAAGTGCAAATAACTCCTGTGACAAGGGATGAAAATTTTAGAACTGAAACTGAAGGAACTCCTTTTCTTTCTGAAGCATATGTTGAAGAGGATGATAAAATTGTATATGGTTCTGATGGAGCGCCAATTAAACCAGCAAGAAGAATATTTCTTCCTTATGGAACAAGCATAAGTGAAGGAGACTTTGTTAAAATGACAAGAAAGAATGGTTTTTCTATAACAGATAAAAATAGGAAAGTAAAAGGTATTTCATATATAGGTTCTTTTGGTGGTAGTCATTTAGAGGTTTTAAGTTAATGCAAGGTAAAATTAAAATGCGAATGGATTTAAAACCTTTAAAAAGATTACAAATGAAAAGTCCTAAAGATTTTGAAAAATCTATGGAGGTAGCAGCAATCCAATTTCTGACCTGGTGTAATAAAGGAAGTAAAGCAGAATCAAGAATTCCGCCAATTCGATGGGGCGTTTTAAGAGGTTCATCTTCTGCTTTTGTGGGAAATAAATTAGTTACAATTTTTGATATTATGATTAAACCAGGAGCTCTGGATTCACCGACACCTGCACAATCAGGAGGAATGGCTGGATTAATAATTACTTGGGTATGGAACACTGATTATGCAGCAAAAATGCATGAATGGAAAGGTGGATGGGGAAAGTTTACTAAACAATCAACTAATGCAGGAAAAAAATGGTTAGAAATGCATTTAAGAAGAGACAGAGATGCTTTAATGGATGTGATTAGAATACAATTTAAAAAAGAGACAGGATTATGATTTATAATTTAGTGCAATATTTGATCGTTAATCTACCTTTAATTAATTTTGTTGCAAATGGATTTGATCCAGATTCTGAGCAAGATATAATTATGATGAGCGAAACCGGAGGGGAAGTGAAGCACTGGATTGATAGAACTGATTGGGCTGTGCAAGTTATATCAAGAGCGAAAAGTATGAATACAGCGAGAAAAAATGCATTTAGTGTTTATAATTTATTAAAGAACAAATTGGAATTCATGCTTCCTGAAGTAACTGTTGATGGGGTTGTTTATCCGACGATAAAAACTTATCAAACGTCGCCATTACAGCCTCCAGGATATTTAGGAGCAGATGAAAAACATTTAGAAATGTTTTCATTTAATCTCACCATTACTACTAATTAGGAGGATAAAATGGGTATAGGTGGAGCAATATTTGAGGGAAACTCAAAACTATTTTCTGGTCCTCTTGGCGTGGTACGAATTGGCTTTGATGGATATGATCTTGGAAAAACAACTGCAGATGCGGCTCTTACTCCTGATCAAGATATTAAAGATATCATGTACCAGCAGGAAGGAACAAAACCAGCAGATCACGTAAGAACTGGAATGGAATATTTATTGGATGTAACATTTGGTGAAATTAAAACAGGATTGCTCGCTCTATTAATGGCAGGTATATCGGCTGGTATAGATCCTGCTGATGATGACGGTGTTTTTGACCGGGACATTTTTCGATCCATGCTCGATAATGAGGCAAAAACTTTAAGAGTCGCAGCATGTGATGAAAACGGACTTGCATTAGCAGACACAGAAAACATTCTAAACTTTTATCATGCAATTCCTATTATCCCTGGTGAATTAATAAACTGGGGAGTTGATACACAGAGAAATCTTCCTGTTCAATTTCGCTTAAAGTATCACAAGTTTACGATAGCAGAACTTGATCCGTTAACAAGAACAAGTGGTGGAGCTTTTGGTTATTGGGGGGATCCTGCAGATCCAGCCGTAGATTGTACTGCTTTAGCTTGGCCGGATAGAGTAGGTCCGAGTGTTCTTACTGCGGTATGCACCACAGTTAGTGCATTAGTTGTAACATTCGATCAACTTATTGATTTTTACAACGACGGAGCTTTTGAAGCTACTCACTGGAGTGCAAAGATTAATGGAGCATTTTTTGCACCATCAGCTGGAGTTATTACAGATGCGTATATTACATTAACTTTTACAGATAAATTTACTGCCGATGGAAACGATGTAGTTTTTATTAGTATTTGTAATCTTGAAATAGAAGATGAATCAACGCCACCGGAAAATGTATTTCCTGGTATAGATAATTTTCCTTGTGAAGCATTACCAGCATAATAAAAATAAAAGGGAGTGTTTGATTGTGCTCCTACCAAGAATAGGATTACGTCCAGTCAAACACTCTCTTAAAAATTAATAAGGAGCAAAAATATGGAAAAGTTTCAAGCAGAAAAACCTGATTTAACTTTGGAATTGACTACTTTATCCGGGGAAGAATTAGAACTTGAACCAACTAAACAAGTAAGTGGAAAAGTAGCAATTGAAATTACTAATAAATGGACTATTTTAGAAAAGAAGCAAAAAGAAGATGATACTATTTCTGCTTTAGACATGGTTGCAATAGAATTATCTTATATTTATCCTAAAGATAAAGATTGGTTTTTGGAGAACTTTGATTTTGGAACTTTGAATGATATACTTACTTATGTTGCACAAACAATTGGAGGAATTAAAAAAAAGTCGAAGAAGCAGAAACAATCTTAACTTTAGTTAGGAAAGATGTATCTCTTGATGGGGCAATTTTCTTAATCAAAGAATATGAAGATGAACTATATTGGTTTGCTGAAAAGCTTATCAAAGAAACTGAAAAAAGAAAAATAATAAATCAACTTGATCAAGCTGATTTACTAGGAACCATTCAAGGGATTGGACACAAGAAAGGAAATTTAATTTATACTAAGTGGAGGAGAAAAAAATTATTAAGAATTAATGAAATAGATGATGAACTTGATGAAGATAAATTAACTATATTCGAACGATTAACGAAAAAGAAGGAACCTAAAACTTTGTTTGATAGTTTGATCTACAGATATAAGAGGAAATAAATGGCGTTCAAAGCTGGTGCAATTTACGGTGAAGCAAAACTCGACACAAAGAAATGGAATACTGGATTAAAAAGTATTCGAAGAGGGGCAGTAATAGCTGGAGCAGCAATAGCTGCTGCTTTTACTGTTGCTTTTGTTAAATCTGTAAAAGCCGCTGATGAATTTCAAAAAGCTATGGCAAACGTTTCTACTCTTGTAGATACGACTGCCATAAATATGCAGAAATTATCGAAAGAAGTTTTATTATTAAATCCTAATTTAGGTAAGGCAACTGAATTAACGAAAGGTTTATATCAAGCTTTTTCTGCTGGAGCTGAAACTGCAAAAGAAGCTATGAAGATAACTACGGATGCAGCAGTGTTTGCTAAAGCAGCTTTAACTGATACCTTTACCGCAGTTGATGTTTTAACTACTGCCGTAAATGCTTACGGTAAAGAAACTATGAATACCACTAAAGCCTCTGATATTTTCTTTCAGACGATTAAATATGGAAAAGTGACAGGAGAACAATTAGCTTCATCAATTGGAATGATTATTCCTTTGTATGCTTCTGCTGGAATTAAATTAGAAGAAATGTCTGCTGGGATGGCAGCGATGACGAAACAGGGTATTAATGCTCATAAAGCTACTACCATGTTGAAAGCGATGGTTACTGCATTTTTAAAACCTTCCGAAGATATGAAAATAGCTTTAGAAGATATGGGTTATGCAAGTGGATCTGCATTTCTTAAAGCTGAAGGTTTGGCTGGTGCTTTGAAAATGATTGAAAAACATACAAAAGGGGATGCTGCAGAAATGTCAAAACTTCTTCCTAATGTACGTGCTTTGACTGGTGCTATGGCGTTAACTGGAGTTGGAGGAAAAGAGTTTACCCGAGTATTAGGGGAAATGGAAGATATTTCTGGTGTTACTCGAGAAGCTTTTGAAAAACAAGAAAAAACATTTGATACTTTAAAGGCTTCTATTGCTAATTTGATGATCCCTGTTGGCAATATTGGTAAGCACTTTGTAGATAAGATTGCGGTCGGTGCGACGCAAGCAGCCAGAGGAATGTTAGCATTTGTAATGTCCTCTCGAGGAATGGAACTTGTTTCTAATATTGTAGGAGTAGTTACTGGAGGATTTGAATTATTAAAGTTAATTATTGAACCTTTATTTGCTGCTATAAAAGATACGTTAAAAACTGTTTGGGAAGCTTTAGCAGATAACATGAAAAAAGTTACTGGGGAAACTGCTGAAGGTGCTGCTGGTATGAAAATACTTTCATTCACCGTTAATTTGGTTGTGTCTGCAATTCATGTTATGAGTAAAGTTCTTAAAACAGGAATTGATATGATTGGTGACTTAGTTATTGCAATTAGAGAATCAGGAAAAACAATAGGATCTTTTTTTAAGGCTCTTACAGGAAAAGGAGAATGGGCAGATGTTAAAAAGAATGCACAAGGAGCTGGTGAAGCATTTAAATCTTTAGGAACAGGATTTGTAGATAATATAGGAGAAATATTTAAAACTGTTCGAGACGAAGTTAAAACTTTTTCTGGGGAAACCGAAGAATTATCTACTACATTAACAGGAAAGATCGCTATAGCTTTCACAAAAGGTTCTGATTATATTAAAGCAAATTGGGGAGAACTATTAACAGGTCAAGAAGATTTTATTAGTGATATTCTTGCTGGTATAGATCGTCTTGGAAAAGAAACAGCGGATAAAACTGAAAAAGATACTCGAACAGTAAGAGAAATTTGGACGGATCACTGGGATGCACAAGTTGAAAAAGTTCAAGTTGCTTTTGATGCTATAACAGCTATTACTTCTACTTCTTTTAATGCGATGGCGGCGATTAGTTCTCAATTTTATACTAATCAAAGTGCAGAATTAGAATTAGGTTACCAAAGTGATCTAGCGGCACTTGATTTAAAATTACAAAATGAAATAATTACACAAGAGGAATATGATGCAGCAAAAGAAAAACTCGATGAAGAATTTAAAGAAAAGAAAAATGCATTAGGAAAAAAAGTATTTGAAGCTGAAAAGAAAAATAAAATATTAGGAGTGCTTTCTGATGCAGCTTCTGCAATAATGGGATGGTGGGCGGCAGCTTCAAAATTAGGTCCTTTCTTCGGTCCTCTATTTGCAGGAGGGATGACTGCTTTAACTACTGCTCTTTCTGGTATACAAATGGGATTAATCGCAAAACAACAATTTGTTCCTGCGATGGCGGAGGGAGGAACAACATCAGGTGTCACTCGAGTTAATGAACGGGGAGGGGAAATACTTAATCTTCCAGGTGGGACAATCGTTATTCCTAATGATATTTCCCGGGAGATTGCAAGAGCTGGTGGTTCCTCGGGAACTAATATTAATATTTCTTTTTCAGGAGCAAATATAAGTAATGATATAGATTTGGATCGTGTTACTAATATTGTAATTAAAAAGCTTGGAAGAGAAATGAGGCTATCGGTATGATAGAATACGCTTTTAAAGATAAGGATGACATTTTATATAAATTAAACGATGCTATTATAGTCCAACCAGCTAAGGGAAGTTTAAGTTTAGGAGACGATGTCTTTACTTTTGAAAATAGAATTGTAGAGAACTCTTTTTTACATGGTGCTGTAAAATTAGGTAAAACCAGGATTACTTCTCGGGAAGTGTCTATAAGATTTTCAAGAGCTTTAAGTGAAGATTATACAATTTTCAAAACAGCAGAAAATGCACTATTAACAGCTCTGTTGAAAGCAGTTTATTTAATAGATGTTACAAATTCTTTACAAGTTCCAATTGCTATAACTAAGTATCCTATCAATTATGATCCGGGTGCCTACCAAGAATCAAGCGATAATGAAATTGTTTTAACCTTATTAAAACCATTTTGGGAAAGTACCATTAAAGATACTGAATCAGATACTTTGAGTATTGATATTAATACATTAATAATTAATAATCAAGGTGCATTAACTGTTCCTCCTATAATCACTTTTACTGCTACTGTTGGGGTTACACAAATACAAATATATGTAGATGAAACAAAAGAAGGAATACGAATTGATGATTCTTTATTCGGTGAATCAGGATATGGAACATTAATTATTGATTGTAAAGAAGGAACAATAAAAATAGGAACTTTGGATCGTATATCTTCTGTTCTTACTGGTACAGGTTATTTTCAATTGCCTGTTGGTTCTTCTGATTTAATAATTATTCCGACTGCTGTTTGCTATATAGAAGTAGATTGGTATAAAAGGTATTATTTGTAATGAGTGATTTAATAGGATATTGGTCTCTCAATAAAGGCTCCGGTCTTGTTGCTCGTGATCTTTCTGGTTACAAGAATAATGGTGCACTTGAAGGAACTACTCCAACTTGGGTGGATGGGATAAGTGGAAAAGCAGTTAATTTCCCTGGCGTTGATGAACGAATAGGTTGTTTAAATCCTTATCCTTTAAATCAACTTGGTAATGGTTCTTTTTGGATTAGTTTTTGGATGAAGAGTAAGGATGCAGTACCGTTGAATTATGGTGCGTTGTTTGGTAAATATGAGAGTGATGCTCGTCAAATATATCTTAATGCTTATCAAACAAATAATAGATTAAATCTCTCTCTGCTTAAAGATGGTGGTGTTTCGAATGTGCAATTTAGTATTGCAACTCAACCTTTTGATACAAACTGGAATCATATTGTATTAGTAATAAATCGGATGACTGATTTAGCCCTTTTATATATGAATAAAGTACAAGATGCTATGGAAATAGATATAAGTAGTGTCCCGGCAGATTTTTCAAACACGGGTGCACTTACATGGGGAACAATAATACAAGATGTCAACAGTTATCCCTACGAAGGCGCACAGGATGAACTGCGTGTTTATCTTGGTATTCCCACTCAAGCAGATATAGATTTTCTACATGACAATCCTGGTGGAGCAATTGCGAGTTATAATGTTCCCGATGGAATTCAGATTCAGTTAATATCCCCTTCTATTGAAAGATTAGCTATTCTTTCTGATACAGATTTGTCAGGACAAATATTGAATGCTAAAATAAAGGAAAGAAAGATCGGTGGCGTGGATAAGTTTTCTTTTAATATTCCACGAAGTATTGATATTCCTATAACAAGAAATACTGAATGTTATTTTTATATTAACGGTGAATTGTGGAAATCCGGATATGTAAAGGAAGTTCCTAAGTCAGATCAAACTGATCCCGTTCTAATAGTACGTGGTGAAGGTTTTCATAAACGACTATTAAAGAAAGTTATTAATGAAACTTATACAGCACAGACTTTAGATGCTATTGTCAAAGATATTGCAAATACTTATTTAGGATCAGACTTAGGTATTTATTATGATGTTGGTAAAATAGATACTCCAACTATTGCGGATATAACAATTGAATTTATAGATAAAAACTTATTTAAAGTATTTGAAACGCTATTAGAGATTGCTAACTATGATTATGAAAATGAGAAATACAGATTCTATGTCGATAATGATAAAGATTTTGTGTTTGAATTAATAAGTGATAGTTTTCAAACTAAATTATTTGAAGGTTATCAATATCAATTACCTGAAGTATCAGTTGATAATTCTAAGATTGTAAATAAAATATTGGCGTATCGAACTGAATTAGCTAATCCTGATGTAGTAGAATATGTTGCTACATATCAAGATACTGAAAGTCAAGGACAATTCGGAATATTTGAAAGAAAGATTACATTCCCAGATTATATAGATACAACAACAATTAGTAAGATATGTGCTTTTTTATTAACAAGAAAAAGTTTTCCAGGGAATAAAATAAAAATAGAAAATTATGAAGTATCATTTGCTTTAGTATTTGGGAAATACGGGATATTCAATAGAAGAGAATTATATTGGAGAATAATTGCAGATTGTAATACATTGAGTGGATGGGATACTTCTATTAGTAATACAACATTTGAACTATCAGAAACTCATGTATTGACTGGGAAACGTTCTTTAAAATTCACAACTGCTGCGGGTTCAAACGGAGAATATGTTGAGTATATTCTTGATGAGGCAATTCCATTACCACAAATTGTTAGAATATTTGCTTATTTTGAAAGTATTACAATTGAATTTAGGATAACTTTTTATGATGATTTTGGGAATGAAATAACTATAGATCCTGGTTCGTCAAATCAAACATTATTTAGTAATCAGTGGATTAAATTATCAGAAGAAATTGATCAGAAAACAACAGTTGATAATATGATTGTTGATCCTAATGGTGCTACAGATGATTTTATTATTAATCTTGATGCAGAAACAGAAGATGATCTTGATGTAAGATATGAAATATTAATAGATAATATTTCAGCTGATCCAAATGGAGCTACGGATGATTTAGAAGTTAATCTAAGTGCTGTTGTAGATGGTAATCTTGATGTAAAATATAGAGAACAATCAGGGTTATTAGGAGTTAAGAAAGTTAGGATAACTATGCTAACCGATACAGTAGCAATATTTTATATTGATCGAATTGATGTATTTGCAAATATCTATAATTTTTATGAATTACAATTAGAAGAAATAGAATATAATTTAGCTTCTATAGGATTATTTGCAAATATGAATTTTGGTGAAAAAGAAGATAGTATATTAGACGAAATAAAAGATCAAGTAAAAGAAGGAAGCACTGCTTTAGAAATTTTTTCTAAAAATCTTTTTTAAAGGATAAAAATATGGGAACAAAATTAAGTGAATTAGTAGCAGCAACAGTAGTTGCTATAAATGATATTTTTCATTTAAGAACGTCTGGAGGAATAGATAAAAAAATAACACTTGATGATATTCTTGGTGTTACTACTAAAGGAGACTTGGTTGTCCGGGGAGTGAGTGTACCGGAAAGGTTGGTAGCAGGAGCATATGGTACTAAATTGACAGCACAAGGAGCTGGAGAATTATCGCTTTTTGAACCAGTGTCAAGAATAAGAGTAACAAAGAATGATGCACAATCAATTCCTACTGCAACTGTTACGATTGTCGAGTATGATGATGAAGTTTTTGATAATTTAGGGGAATATGATAATGCAGTTAATTATAGATTTACAGCAAGTAAAGCAGGATATTATTTAGTGACAGCTGGTTTGTCGAGTGAACCTGATTCATTAGGTCCGCAAGAATATTTTGAAATAAGATTATATAAAAATGCTGCCCATTATTCAACTGGTTTTGTTAATGTCTCTGATGCGGGTGCAGTTTATAATGTTTTACATAATTCAATTTTGAACGATATAGTATATTTAGCAGCAACAGAATATGTTGATATTCGTTGTTATCATACTTTAGGAGGACCCATCTTGATCATAACAAATGCAGTATATAATTATCTTGCAATTCATAGATTAAGCTAAAGGAGATTATTATGGGAATAAAACTTGATGAATTATTAGAATCATCCGTAATGGTTGATACTGATCTAATGCATTTGCGAACGGTGGCCGGTCTTGACAAGAAAATATTTTTTGCTAATTTTAAAAAGAAGAGAACTATCACACTTTCAGTATTGGGACCAACAGATGATTTGGATGTGACGGGAGTAGATGTTATATTTATCGATACAACTGCAAATCATGTTACCTTAGGAGGAATGATCGGCGGGATTAATGGTCAAGTAATACATATCATTAAAGTAGTTGCGGCAAATAATGCAATTCTTGAACATAATGAAGGTACAGTAAATCAAGATATTCAACTTCAT